CGCCGAAAAGAAATCAAAATTAGAATCGTTATTAAGGTAGCCCCCTTCACCCATTAGAAATTAAACAAAAGAGATATATGAAAATATTTGAACAAATTGAATACGAACACAGAAACGACCCTCAACCGAAGTGTCAAACTGCTGGCTGTAATAATGATAATAGGGCATTTAATGGTGGTATGTGTCTCCAACACTCCCCCACTACAAACAATAAAAGCGAGTGCAAATGTGATTGTATATATTGCATAGGAAACAAGCATTGCGATTCTTTAGAATGTGGAGACACTTTAAAGAAGCAAGAGGAGAAATGCGAAGATTGCGGACTATTAAAACCCGACAAACATTTTGCATATTGCCACCCCACCCCCAAGGTCGCTACTTCTAAATGTTGCGGAGCAAAGATAGAAAAGCGAAGTTATACTCACTTTTTAGGCGACCCAGAATTGAAGAATAACCTAGAAGAATACTGTGTTAAATGCAAGGTCGCTACTTCTGAGAAAGAGATAAAATATGGCGATAAAACTTGTGAATGTCAGGGCTTAGAAAAGCTACATTTTGAAGGGCAGTGTCGGTTTTATACTTCTGAGAAAGATGAGATTGTACAATTCTTTAAAGATAGAAAAGAAAATGCAAAAATATATTTGAAAAACTTACAAGAAAATATAGCAAAACTCACCCCTCATGAATCAGAAGATTGGAGCGAAAGCATAGAAGGTAAGGTGGAAGTTATTTTAGGTGGTGTAGAAATTGGTATAGTAGATTTAATTAAGGAATACTACCAGCGTGGCAGAGAAAAATCCCTCTCCCTCGCAGTACAGGAAATTGAGAAGGAGAGAAGAAAACTAGATGCCAGAATGGACAGTGATGGGTTCGCCAGAGATATAAGTTTCAATTCAGGTTTAGATAAGGCAAAGTCTATTATTAGTGGGGTAATGAAGAAATAAGTATGGAAAAACAAAAAATAATATATTTTAGAGAGAGTGCAGTTCAGTCAATTTTAGCAGATGCGAGTACGTTTTTGTTCTTAGGTATTTTGTTCGCTTTTAATCACTTTGTGTTAGATGATAGTAAGGTCACCGCCTGTGTATTTTTTGTTGTGTTTATTCTGTATACAGTAAGTAAATCGAACGCAAAAAAATATGTATTCACAGACAAAGAAGCCATGATAAAACATTTACAAGAAGAAGTGTAGTCGAAAATTAGTCAGTTAAAACAATAGGATAAGGGATATATTATGAAAAAAGATTTAATAAAACATTACTTTAGAATAGCACTCGGTATATTTATGTTTGGTTTAGGTATAGGATTGATGATTTATGATAACGGGAAAACGGCTGCAGATTTTAAGTGATATGACTACATAATTTTTCTCTGGAATTACGTTTGGATTACAGGACTTGGTGTATGGTTATTAGATGTAGATTATTAAAAGCCCTAGTCCAGCTTGATAAGTAGAGAATGAATGAGTATGAAAGAACAAACTTGGTTTGATAGATTAATAAACTGGTTACTTACACCGAAATACGATTGTTCTAAAGGTAAACATAGATGGGGCTATAAATTATCACAGAGTGGATTGGTTTACATGGATGAAGATAAAGTTCCTGAACATTTATGGCATTGTCTAGATTGTAATTTACCAAAGAAGAATTTATTAACCCCCAGATAGCCGTCCACTATCTTAACAAACCTTATGAAAAAGACCCACATATTATCAATAACCAGTCAAGAGTATTACGAAAAACAGCGTTATGCTGGAGAAACTTGGGAGCAAGCCAAGAAAAGAATTGAAGAACGTAGAAAAAGACTTGCGAAATTAAAAGCTAACGTGGTATAATATAAATATGAAAACACTAGAATCTCTAAAAGCACAAGCGTTTGATTGCCTCGTTCAAATTGAAGCGTGGCAAAAGAAATTAAAAGCAGTCAATGAAGAGATAACAAACTATAAATTAGAAACAACCAGTGAAGTAACTGGAACTCCTGGAGTAGACATGAATCAAAACAAGAGTGGAACTAACTAATACTATGAACTCTAAAGAAACCGAAGAAAATAAAGAGTTCAATAAAGAGTTACAGGTTCTTTTGAGTAAATATAACTATCGGCTAACAATTAAACAAAAAATAGTTGCGGAGAAAATAGAGATAAAGAGTAAAGATAACATAAAATATAAATGATTTACTGTGAAGAAGTAAATGAAAACTTATACAATAATATTCCTGATAGATTTGACCGACTTTCTACTCACATACAGAATTACCTAAAAAACCATAAATGTAACAAGTGTGGTGGAAACTTACCACCAAACGGAGATATACATTATGTAGTTTTATCAAAAAAAGTAATGTGGTGGCACGACCATTGCGTAACATATACAAGGAAAAAATGAAAACACTCCCACTTAATAAATTTAGGCTCTTACCACTCTTTAAGGAGAAGTTTAGAATTACTGAAGACACAGTAGTGGCGTATGATGGGAATATCTACTCGAATAAACCACTTTACCCAGATGTCCTAGTCCACGAAAAAGTCCACCTTGCCCAACAGAAGAAATATGGCTTGTCTTACTTTGTAAAACAATACCTAAATGATAAAGATTTCCGACTAAAAGTAGAATTGGAAGCATACAAAGCCCAGCTAGATAGCATTAAAGACGAACTACTACGAGAAGCAGTAAGAAAGGATAGTATTATTGGACTTGCCAGTGGACTTTATGGTAAAATTACAGAAGAAGAGGCAGAAGCTATGCTACCTAAACCAAGAAAACTAGATGTAAATAAATTGGTATAATGACAACCGACCACCTACAATGTAAATATTGTGGATTTCAATACAAGACAATAACTGCCAGCATGATGATATTACACGAATGCAACGACCAAGAATGGCACTACATAAACCAACAAGACTTAAAAGAAAAACCCTTGAAAGAATTAACAAAAGACCCAAAACCACTAAGATATAAATTATACTAAAAAAATGAAAACAATACTAAAAACAATATGGGTAGGTGTGACACTCGGTTTTTTGGTTAGCTTTATGGTTGATTTAGTAAAGCCAACTTATATAGACAATAATGCTATAGACATGAAAAAAGCATTAAAAAGTGGTGGTTTAATTTTAGATAAATAAACAATGACAAACAAAGAAATTTACGATGAATTAAGGAGTATCCATGCTAAGATTATAAGCGACAGGTTAGAAGTAGCTGGTTTAGCAAGAAACTCAAATACTGACACTGCTTTTGGTGAAGGTGTGAACGACTTAGCTAATCTAATGCTAAAACTATTAAATAAAAATGAGTGAAGAAGAAAACAAGCCAAATCCAAATGGAGCAAATGGTTCAACAAGCGACCCAAGAGAGCAAGTTTGTTGGGATTTTTATGTAGAATCTGTTGTAGCTGGTATGCCAAACGCTTATGCAAGTGCTATTAAAGCAAACTATGAAGAATCAAGTGCAAAGAATATTACACTTCGTGGTTGGTTTAAGGAACGACTAGAAGAACTGGAAAGAAAAGATATGCTCTCAAAAGCAGAGAAAAAACTAGCTAAAACACTGACTTATGAAGTAGAGAATGAGAAAGGAGAAATAAAGACAGACCTATTAAGAATACAGACTGATGTTGCAAAGCATTTAACAAGCACACTAGGAAAGAATAAAGGGTATTCAACTAAGACAGAAACAGACCTAACAACTCTAGGGAAAGCTATTACTTGGAATGAGGAGAAAACATATATAAAACCAAATGAATAACTGTATCTGTAAAAATATAAAGAATTGGGATGGCAAGCAAGTAGCTTGCGACCTAGGCAACAACTTTTGGCTCGGGTTTAATTTATGTAATGCACATCAAGAAGTAATAAATAATGGCGAGATAACTTTATCAAGAATAATAGAAGAAGCTAAAACTATCTCAGGCAGTAAATATTATAAAGATGAAACTATCCCTAAAACAAACACAGGCTCTTGATTACTTAGAAGACAAGATAACCAAAGAGATAATATACGGAGGTGGAGCAGGAGGAGGTAAATCTATTCTCGGTTGTTATTGGGTTCTTAAACAATGCTTAAAATACCCTGGGACTAGATGGCTTATTGGAAGAAGTAAAGCTAAGACACTGAAAGAAACAACGCTGAACTCTCTATTTGAAGTGATTAAAATGCAGGGTTTGAAAGCTGATTCAGACTTTGCTTACAACCAACAGACAGGAGTGATTAAGTT